TATCTATACCAGAGGATATAGCAGTTTGAGATGATATTATTTTTTCACTAACAGCACCATCTTGTAAGATACTATGTATTTCATCACTACCATCAACATAAATAATATCTTTAAGTCCAGTTCCTACTGTTACTGTTTGTGCTCCAGTTCCCGCAGTGCAAACTACAGAATCATCAGAACCATTATTAATGTAATATGTTTTTTGTTTATTTGGAAAAGTTACAGTTCTTGATGTGCCCGGAGAACCAGTAAATTTAATTACTGCATGTCTTCCATTGTTATCTGCTGTGCCATCAGCAAAAGCTAAAGTCACATTACCAGATGCAACACTAACTTCTACATATCCACCTATTGCATCATCAAGTAAATCTATAAGTTGTTGGTTTAATACATCACCCCAAGTTCCTATATTCTCACCATCAGCTTGTTTTACAAATCCTAATTGTGTGTAAGCATTAGCCATTTAATTTGCCACTCCTGTTGTCCATGTTTCATCTCCTCCAGATGTTGTATCTATTAGAGACCATAATTTTATTGTCCCTGTTGCTCCAGTTCCAGTAATACCAGAAACTGTATTTACAGTTGCTGTTCCCGTTATGTTTGCAGATAAGTCTGCTAAACTTATTCTGAAATTATCGTATCCTACTTGTAACACCAAAGAACTACCAGATGCTTGTTCGCTTCCTAGTGCAAGTGTGCCTGCTATTCCTGTTTCAGATAAAACGATACCATCATTCCATCCGTCATCACCATACGCACCTGCATTCCATCCTCCAGTGCCCGAAGCCATTAACTAATCCTAATTAACGCTGTGTTATGTGCTGCTGTTGGAAACTGTATTTGAAAAGTTCCGTTAGATGATGAAAAATCAGAACCAAAATCTAAAACTGCTATGGCTGCATTTGATTTGCTATTGTTATAAATTAAAGCTCCTCTTGCAGTAATCGTAGCAGAGGTAAAACTTGGGTCTGCTGCATCAAAAAAAGCAACTCCATTAGTTGTATCTAGTGTTACTGATTGACTTGATAGTGTAGTTCCACCTGCTGTGTAACCAGTTCCAGATACTTCATTAGAAGTTGTGTACGCAGTCGTTGTTGCATTTAATGTAGCACTTGAAGTGTACAAAGCTATTTTAATAGTGTCACCACTAGTTCCTAAGTTTTGTGCACCATCAAGACAATCTTGTTTAAATACATTAGTTAAAGTTTGTGTTATTGACATTTGTATCTCCTATGTACTCATTTGTTTTAAATAATTCTCACCCATAACATTTGCGGGTGCTGTAAAGTCATCTCGTCTTCTTCTTCTTGCTTGGTTATTTACAGCTTCAACTGCTTCTTTGTATCGTTGCGTATAGATAGCGTAATCTTCTCTACTTTTTGTAAAGGTAGATGCTTCCATCAAACAAGCATACAATAGTAAATCTTGTGCGTTTTCTGTTAACCAATTGGTAGTATTACTACTTGATAACTCTGCTAATCTTCTTGAATATGTCATTTCAATATTCAAAGCTGCACTTGGTGTAGGTGCAACTAAAATTGCTGTGTCTGTATAATTTGCCCAATACTTAGGTGTTCCTGTGCTAGATGAATTAGGCCAATAATCGTAAATGTATTCGTCTGTTCTTTTTTCTAAAAATACTCTTTTTGAATCTGAATCAATTAATAAAAAATGAAATATTATTTTAGCATCTACAGGTTTACTTACAAATCTGTCACCAACATTAAACGATGAGTTTGCTGATTCATGAAAAGCATATGGGTCTACATCTCTTGCTATTCTTTGCTCTGCTAAAGAAATAAAATTAGTTGTTTCATTAGAAAATTCTGTACCATCATTCTCCATCCAATCTTTAATATCTTGTGTTAGAGAACTAAAAGTCATTGTTGCCATAATTAACCTACATCATCTATTAGTGCTGCCACTATTACATTTGCACTAGCATCACCTGCATCACCAATGTCTGAACTGATTGCATGTATATCTGCCACTGTTGTGTTTGGTAATCTACAAAACCAAGATTGTTCTGGCCCTACAAAAATACCATCTCCTAAATTAAATGCTGCTGTTCCTGCGTCTATTGATATAACTATACCATCAGATGTGCTTGTATTTTTTACAAATAAAAACTTTACTTTGTCTGCTGTAGCAACTGCTGTTGGTGCAGTATCTTGGTCAACTGCTGTGTAATCAATAAAATTACCTGCAATTAAATCTGCACTGGTAGTAGTCACACTTGTAAGTTTGTAATACCATTTATCATTAGCATCGTCTGGTGTTACAATCATTGAACCACTAATTACTTTTGCTATTTCATCTGGTAATAATGTTGCTTTCAAAGTTATCGTTGCGTCATCAGCCATTATTTTTTACCTTCTTTTTTTAATCTCTCTTCTCGCTCTTCGTATTTTTTTATTTCCTCTGGAGAAGGTGTTCTAATGTAACCTTTCTTTGGATTTCTTACGATAGCCATTTTAATAGGTTTTGCTACTGCGTCTGCCATGTTATCCTTTTATTAAATTAAACTTTAATCCCTTTACAGGAACAACTACATTCTTAACTTTTTTCGATGTTAAAATGTTTCCAGAGATGTCCTGTGTATCTATACGGCCCGACATGGGTAAGTGTTGACCCGATGTCTGCATAGATTTTTCCTCCAATTTTTTGCCATCTTCTTGAGAAGGCATAGTCTTCTGATAAGTATCTTCCGTCATCGTCTTTCATTGTGTCAAAAAATAGATAAGTATTTTCTGAATTAAATTCTTTACCATTTAGAATTTGGTCAGAAACATATTTTAAATCTTGATATGCTTCTTTCATTTTAATTAAACACTCACGCTTAATTAACATAAACCCTGTAGCAGCGTCTAAAACTTCTGCAAAACCTTTGTCTATTTTAATTTCTTTTTTGTCAGCAAAATTTAGGACATAAGGATGACATAAATTTTTGTAATCTTTTTCTTTTTTAATTAATTCTGGCATCATATTCCAACTAATTAGTTTCATTGGATAAGGTGCACAGATTACATCTTTATCATACTCAAAATATCTTTTTAAGTTGTCTGGATTAAATCCTATGTCTGCATCTATAAATAGTAAATGCGTAAATTTTTCGTTGTCTAAAAAATTAGCAACTAAAGTATTTCTTGCTCTTGTTATTAAAGACTCTGAACCAAGTGTTTGTACATTGAGTCCAATTTTATTTTCTAAACAATAATTTTGTAACTCTAGAATACCATGAAAGTAATCCTCAGTTAACATCCCACCATAACAAGGTGTTGCAACAAATAGTTCTATTTTAGCTGACACTCACAGATTCACTACCTAAACTTGCGGTTAAAGTCAAGGATGACACTAATAAAGTAGCGTTATCTGATTTAAAAGTTGATGTTATCTTTCTCTCGTCAGCAGTCACACCAAGTGATTTTAATAGCACACTAACTGAACCATTTTCTAATTGTTCAGCAGGATTTAATTTCTTTGGTGTTCTTGCATCTTGTAAAGCCTGTGCATCTGGTTTGTGTTTTCTAGGTTCAAGTTGTGGGTGTTTAGCTTCAAACTCTGACCTATGAACAAAAGAACCATTCCACTCTTTTACCATTTCTTTATAGGGAAACTCCATACCACTTCTATCTGATATGGCTTTCGCATATTTACCGGTAGCAAAAGGCATTAGATGTTATACCTTAAATCTGGTTTTATAATCATGTCTACCTTTTCTCTGTTGTCCTCCATAGCTCTTTTTAATTCTTCTTCGTACAACATTTTAAGTTCTTGTCTTCTTTGTATTTCTATTTGTGGTCTACGCAAAGCCAAATAGTAAGCAAGTCCGCTTACAGCACATGGTAAAAATCTATCTGGTATATCTACTGTTTCTGTTGATGCTGTAATATCTTCTATTCTTCTTCTTTCATTAAACTTAAATATGTCAGCATTATCTGGCGTTGGATATAAAAATACTTTTGGTGTTATTTGTTTATCTAGAAAATACTGCGAAGGTCTACCAGTATCAGCCTTGTTTGGTATTTTAAGATAATCATCTCTACTTATTCTTTCTAATTCAAAATCTGTAACTGTTGAATCAGAATTTGTTTTTTGTATAACTGCCTCTGTAATATCTACTGTGTGACTATTAAGTGTGTAACTTGCTGTGTTAGCTGTCAAAGTCTGTGTTGACTCTGTGACTGTCCACAACTGTATGTTTCTATTACTCCACTCTTGCAACAATAGATTTAAAGACCTTCTACCAACAGATGACTCTTTGCCTGTTTGTGGTTCACCACCAATACGGGCATAAGCATCTTCTATTATTTCATCAACCGCAAGGGTAAAAGTTCTTGTTCCAGAGGTAGCCATATTAATATGTTTTAGATAATTTTAAAATAATTGTATAGTGGTCGCCACTTGTGTGTCCTGTAGTTGTTAATAATAAATCACCATTTACACCAGAACCTGCGTTATTAGTCAATCCACCAAAGTCTCTAAAATCCATGTAACCTTGTGAAGATACGGCACCATTAGCACCTAGTACCTTACAAATAACATTTGAACTTGCATTCCATAGTAAATCTACACGCATACCAAATATATCATAGTATATTTCTTGTATCGCAACCCTTGAGCAAGATTCACCTTTTTGATAACCTGCATTTTTTGCTAATGCAGATACATCAACTTTAGTTACTGCACTCTCTCCAGTTCCGTCAGATATGTTTGTAATTTTTACTAGAATGTCTTTACAACCCTCAGTATCACCTATGATTTGTGAAGTTACTGCATCAGCCATTTTTGTCTCCTAATTAAAATTAAATTAATCTCACTCCCCATAATTATGAGGAGCAAGGATATTGATTTACAAATATTCATTAAAATACTGAGTATTCTAGTTCGACTGTGAATCTACCCGCAGTAACATCTGCGTTTACTGCTGTAGTAGCAAAAGCATATAAATTTTTGCTAGCAATAGCAGCAGTGATATTTGGAACAAATATATGGTAGTTACCTGCTGTATTGTTAAAATTCACATCAACCTCTGTGATTGATTGTGTAGCACTTAACTGTTCGTTAAAAGATGTTACACCCGCACCAACGATTTCAGTTCCAGAAGAAACTGCTGCGTTAGTTGCTGTGCCAGAAGTTGCACTTAATGATAAACCACCAACAAGAGTTTCTCCTGCCGCAGTTGTAATACCAATTAATGCTCTGTGAATAAAAAATTTACTAGGTGTTACTAGTCCGTCTGGTGCGTCTGTGTTTAATGCACCAAGTTCTACAAGAACATCTCCATCTCCATACGCAGTATCTGCTGCGTTTGTATCCGCTAATGAACCTGCAAATGATTGAATTTTTCTAGTTCCCATAGATATAAGTTGTCCAGTAGAGTTTACTGAAAAACCTGTTTCTGTAATAGCACCAGAAGTGCTGTCTTTATTTATTACGTTAAATCCGGCTTCTGAACGAACCGAACCGCTAAAAGTTGTGTTAGCCATTTTAAACCTCGTAGTTAAATTATATCATCTCTTCTACATCGTCTGCTAGGGCAGTTGATATAATTGTTATCCCTAGAAATAAAAAAAAAGGAGGGGAAAAATCCCCTCCTAATTCGTACTTTATGCTCCCGGTGAACCGAAGATACATCTCCAGTCTGAGAATCCGAAAGAATATCTTTCAGATGCTTTGAAACGCATATTTCCTGTTTCAAAATCTGGCTCCATTGATGTTTTCAAAGGTCTTCTTTGGAACATCTTTAGACCAGTATTAGTCATGTCGGTTAAGATAAAGAACGCATCAGTATCAGTTAGGTAGTGGTTTACTACATAACCTTCTGGGAACATGCCCATAGTTCTTAATGCGTTTGTATCGTTATCAGCAGTACCAACTCTAAGGTCACTTTTCAAAATTCTTTGAGCAGTGAACGATAGTTCTTTTGGTATTACTAGCTTTCTAGCTTGTATTGCTACTGGAATATTTCTGTCATCTGTGAAACCTGCAATTGAAATAATTGCATTTTCTAGAGATGATTCAGAAAGGTCAGCAGCCGTACTTGGCTCGTTAGCTTGGTTTCCTGCTGCAACAGTTGGGTGGTCAGTGGTAATTAATGGTTTACCATCTCCGCCCGGAAAGCTCGTGCTAAACGCATTGTTTAGTACATTTGCTCCCTTTACCTGTTTTGTGTAAGCCATTGAACGAGCTAAAGCAGCAGTATATCTTTTTGACAAAGTGTCATAAAGATTATCTTCTACAGCCTCTTCAGTGATTGCAAAAGCAAGTGCAATTGTTTCATGCACATATCTTGCAGTCCACTGTTCTGAAGCAGTATCAAATTCTACTGAAGCACCCTCTGACTTAGTTGGTGCAGCACCAAAGCCTGTGATAAGAGTTTCCTCTTCAAAAGCTCTGTCTGATGATTCTTCTGTAAAGATTTCAGCGTGTTCACGCTCCCATCTTTTGTACTCCATACCGAATAGGGCGTGGAGTCCCGGTTCCAACTCTTTTACAAGTTGGGTTCTTGATATAACAGCCATGTTATTGTCCTCCTATTATACGCCCGGTGTACCATCAGCATCAATATGTTGGTTAAGTTCATGTTCATGAATTGTAACCTCAAGGATACCATTGGTTCCGTACGAGTTTTGTGGTGACTCAAATTTACGATGAATTCGTAAGTTTGCAGTACCAGTTCCTGTTGTTCCACTAATTTCGAATCTGCTTTGTCCAGATAAAGTGTCACCAGAACCTGCAACTATGTCAGCATTGTTACCAATGTCTGCAAAGTCAGCAGAGCCTGCTGATTGAACAGCATAAACGATATTAGGGTCGTCATAAATGTAAGCAGTGACATCGCCACTTGCTTGAGTGGTAGTTCCAGTTGGGAAAAATTTAACAAACTTAACTTCTCCGTCTGTTGCAGTATATTGAGCTCCTGCGAATACACCTAAAATTCTGTTACCGGCAGCAGCTACATCAATGTAGCCTGTTGCTAATAATTTAACACAATCACCAGTAAAAATATTAGATGATGTTCCGCTAGCTATTTTATACTCATTAGCACGAATTTGTCCGCCTGTTAAATGTCTCACTGGTCTTAAACCGAATGCGGCATCTACATTAGCCATATTATTCTCCTAATTGTTAAATAGTTAAAACCCGCACCCGTATCTAAAATTATTCTGTATTCTTCTTTTTTCCGTAGGATACAGAACTATTACGCCTTTGTGATATTGGCATAGATGGATTTTGTTCTTTTAATAAATCATTGTCTACGGCTTCTGTCTGTGCTTGAGTTTTATTTTCAAAATACTCATTCTTAGCATCGGCCATATCCTTATCTATTTTAGCAAGAACTAAATCACCTGTTCCAATCACGCCTGCGTACTTTCCAGATTCGTGTACAGGGACATCAAAATCGGGGTGTTCTTCTTTTCTAACGAACTCATAGCCTTCACGCTTTCGCTTTGCTATGTTTCGAGCGTCATCCTCCCCACCCGTACTCACTCTCAACCATCTGTATTTAACGCCTTCGACATTTGGTTTCGGAGCATCTAGATATGAAGGAGGTGTGTAAGTTATTTTACGTTTCTGATGAGACCTAGATGTACTCGCATCAGACGATGTTTTATTTTTATTGGTCATTTGTGTTCCTCACAAACTTGGCATATTCAGTTGGTGGCACACCTAGTCTTTTAGCCATTGCCAATTGGTTAGGGGTCAGTGAGACCTTCTTAGGTGCGGATTGTCCACGAGATACACTCGCTACGACTTGCTTTGGTGTTTTCACTTCCTTCTTCATAACAGGAAATGCATCCCCCAAACGCCTGTCTAATTCAGAATAATACTCCTCAGACGAGGGATTGTATCCTTCCATTTTAAGTTGGGCATCAATAGCATACGCTGCTCCCGTTTTAGCTGCATCTTGACCAAACCATGAATTAGTCTGGGCCCATTGCAGAGCTCTGGGGTCTGGTTGTTGTGCTGCTTGCTGTTCAGTAGGTTGTTGTTGAGGCTGTGGCGTAACCGATGGATACACTGGTGCCTCTGGCTCTGGAGCATCAAAAAGATGTTTTTGATTTTCCAAAGATTTTATCTCTACTTTAGCGTCTGCAATAGATTCGGCTGCTCTCAAGATACCTTCAGAGTCTCCTGCTTCATGTGCAGATTTATGTTCGCTGCGTGCTTTCTCCAAAAGTTTCTCGGCTGATTCAAGTCTGCTCTCGTAGTGATTCTTTTGAAGTTGTTTGTAATCTTTATTAAGTGTGTTGTTTTTTTGCAACTCACCCTCTAGTTGAGCTATTCTAGATGCATATTGATTACGCTCAGTTTCATAGACGCTCTTCTGCCTAACAAGGTCGTCTATTCTTCGTTGAAGTCTAGATTTCTTTTTTGGTTGTTCCTCTTCATCTTTCTCCTCTGCGGGTTCAGATTTAGTTTCTACAACCTCTTCTTCCTTCTCTTCTTCAACCTTCGCTTCTTGAGTTTCTGTCTCATCAGCGTCTGCCGTTTCCTCTGGCTGTTCGGTTTCCTCAATAGTTTCTAATGCTTCTTCTGCATTAAACTCTTTGAGCTTTTCCTCTTTGCCATCATCAACGACTTGCATCGGCTTTTTAGCCGAAGAGTCATGTATAATTTGCATAGGTTTCTCCTAAGAATTTTACGCTGTTGTAATAACAGCTAGTCGAAATAAACTAACTTATTTCGTTAACATCTGGAACTACTCCCAGAATTTCATCATCGTTCATAATTCTAAGTTCAACTTGTCCGAACTTAAATCTATGACCTGCATATTTACCAAACATAACATAGTCACCTAGTTCACACCATGATTGTGTCATGTCATCTCTTTTGTATGCATCTGTACCAATCTCTATAACTTTACCGATTGATGCAATTGCTCTGTGGTCTTCTAAAGACTTGCTTGGTAAATATATACCCATGTTAGTTTTGTTAGCCACATCTAATACTTTTATAAGTATTCTGTGACCAACTGGTTTTGGGTATTTGTCGTTTTTTAATTCTATTTCTTCTAGTTTAAAAGTTGTGCTACTCATCATCTTCCTCTATGTATTTAGAAGATTCCCTTATCAAATCTCTGGCGATTTGCAAACCCTGTAATTCACCTACAACTTTTCTATAATCTTGCTCTGGTATTTTGCCAAGAGCAAAGGCATCCTTTCTATCGGTTACCTGTTTGTCTATCTTTGCAGAGACATATTTAATAAATTTAGTTATTTCCACTTATTTTTTTTTAATTACCCTTTGTAATGTTTTAGCTTGTCCTGCATGTAATCTAGATGCTTTTTTTAAACCTTTAATTACTTTTTTTACTTTTTTCTTTTTAGATTTTGTTAACATTAAAATATACCTTTAAATTTTGTCCCTCTAACTTTTATACCAGTTCTAGCTTTTTTCTTTTTAGCTCTCTTTTTTACTGCTCC